ATAATGGGGAAGACCGTGGCGATGGAGGAGGCGGTGGATATCGGCTTCAGTGAATGCGCGATTGCCTGGGTTGTAGGGCGAGTACATGATTCCCGCTGTGTATGTGAACCATAATTCGTTTTCCTCTTTTCTCCGACAAGCAGTAATGGGGCAGGCTCAGTCGTTTGCCTACAATCTTGGACCCGGTATTCCAGAGGAGCCACCCAAGACGCAGAGTGTCGTGGACGTGGCCACATGTGTGTACGGCACTCCCCTGATATGTGATATGGCAATTGGGTTGGTCTTCTTCAACCCAGCCAAGTCCAAGCGGATGCTCATGAACTATCTGTACACGGTGGAAAAATTGAAGCGTGCAAAGCTGCCGTACTACACGTTGGAATTGACCTACGGAGCCGAGAAGCCCGAGATTGCCGATGCCTTCCATGTCAGCGCCAAGAATGCCCTGTTCAACAAGGAGCAGTTGTACCGCATGCTAGAGCGCCGCATGCCGTGGCGGTACTCCAAGGTCGTGTTCATGGATGCGGACTTGGTCTTCACAAGCCCCACGTGGTATGCCGACACGTCCAAACAGCTGGCCAAGTTTGATGTGGTCCAGCCCTTCTCCTCGGCCGTGTGGCTGGACATCACGTACACCAAATCCACGTTGGAGCGGTCCAGCGTCGTCTACATGAACAGGGACAAGACCTACAACCACGTGTACCACCCTGGGTTCGCGTGGGCCTTCAAGCGGTCGTGGTTCCGCAGGTATGGTTTCTACGAGTACGCCATCACGGGCAGTGGTGACACGCTCAGCACAGCGGCGTGGATGGGCGTGGAGTTCCCCAAGGGCTATCTCAAATCCGCATTCGTGCGGTCCTTTGCCGACTACCGCAGGATGCCGAAGCCCACCATGAGCTGCACACCGGGCAAGGTGTACCACTTGTGGCACGGCACGCACAAGAACCGCAAGTATGTGGACCGCCATCAGATTGTTGACGGAATCCAAGACGTACAGAAAATCATCCGACCCAACCGGAGTGGAGTGTTTGAGGTGTTGGACAAGGAGGTGGCCGCCAAGTTGATGGAGTACTTTGCCCAGCGGGAGGACGACGGAACTTAAAGATATTTTCTTGGTGATACTCATATATCACGTTAATGGTGAAGCATCTGTGCACGCTGGCCCACCGCGTGCTTCAGACTCAGCAGACCTTGTCGTGTGCAGTTACTCGGATACAGCATGGATTTCTACCACATGAAAATGCAAAGCAAGCCCAGAGACACCTCACTGAACTGTCCAATCTCCTTCGAGAGATAGAAGACGCCATCCGAGCTCCGAAACCAACGTATAGTCAACCCCGAACCATACATCAATGATCCATTGACTTCAGCTCAAATCCAAAGTCGTCCTCCGTCAACGTCGGCTCGTGACGGCGGATAATCTCCTTCATGACCTCTTGGCCACGCTCGCCCAGGATGTCACGCAGGTACGTGTCCAGCGTCTTCTTGGACAAAGTCCAGCCCCGCTTCCACTGGTTGGGGCGCTTGACGGCAAAGGTCATCTTGGACTCCTTCAGCTCAATCTTGTCGGGCAGGATATTGTTCGCGTAGACCGCGGCCAAATCCAGCTCCAGTGTCCGCTTGGTGTCACGGACTTCAGCAATCTCGGCGTTCATCTCGCTCAGTCGCTTCGTCGTCTGGATGTACTTGCTGAGCACGGGCTTGAGGTCCTCCATTGTGTTCTCTGTTCTCTCCAGATTAAAAGCGTCCGTTTTTAACAATGGGGTCGCTGTTTGACGCGAAGGAAGTCAAACAACTAGCAAAGGTCTACAACTCGGCCCATCCGAAGGAGCCACTCGCAAAGTCATGGTCCGACCTCCAGACACGACTCCACTCCAAGTGTGCGGAAGGCACGCCGTCTTGCATCGTATCCTCCTTGATGGCGCCACCCAATGCGCCTGCCGACTGGGCCGCCAAGCGGACGGACTGGCTGTCCAGCGATGACATTGACAAGGTCGAGAAGCAGTACGTCAAGCTGTTTGAGGGCTACTACTTTGTGGGATGTGTTCCCATTGACTTTGACAAGAAATCGGAATTGTCGGAATGCATCGTGAGCACACTGTGTTCTATGCGATTGGACAAGCTGGCAAAGAAGGGCAAGACGCGTATCGGCATCGTGTTCAACACGGATACGTCGGACGGTCCCGGAGAGCACTGGATTGCGGCCTTTTGCGACATTCGCCCCGAGCTGGAGTATCCCCGCATGACGTACTTTGATTCCTACGCCCACAAGCCTGAATCGCAAATCGTGGAACTGATGACGCGGTGGCAGGGCCAGTGGGATGCGGTTTCGGGACAGCAGCCGATGCGACTCAGCTACAACAGCGTGCATCACCAGAAGAAGGACACGGAGTGCGGCATGTACTGCCTGTACTTCCACTGGGCCTGCCTGATGAACTTGCCCATGGACAAGCCGATTCCCGACGACGCGATGAACGCGTTCCGCAACCTGCTGTTCAGAATGCCTGAAAATTAGCATGCCCCAACACAATGGAAATGGTACTGGTGGCTGGCGCCCTCGTGGCTGCTGGATATCTGATTGCACGGGAGGTGAAGACGGAAGTGGCAATTGCCCCTCGCAAGCGCGTGGCCGATTACTACGTGGCAGGAACGACTGACGTGTCCGACGCCATGTCGGGCGGCAAGCGCCTGTTGGAGCTTAACATTGGGTCCGATATGCAGGACCGTCCCGTGCTCCTGCCGTCGGGCGACAAGTTTGAGCCCGTGTGTGTGGCCCTCCTGAACCAGGCGTTCTCCAGTAAGGACCCCTTCATCCTGTCCTTGGTCTTTCATACGGACACGACCGTTACCCTGAACGCAGTTGCCAAGTCCTTGCGGGAGACAGTCCACCGCCATTTGGTGCCGCCCACTCCCGATTTGGCCGAGGTCCCGCTGGACACCCTCGCAGACAAGCTGATTCTGGTCTCGGGTCCCGAAACACGCGGGTCAGACCTCGAGCCGCTGGTCACTCTGTCGTGGGGCGACTCGGGACTGCGTCGTCTTGACTATGCTCGGGCGCTCCATCCTCGTGACCCCGAAGAGCTGAAGCAGTTTGCGACACATCACTTGGTCTTGGTCGTCTCCGACAAGTCCAAGGGTGTGTATGCAGGTGACAACGACATTGTCGCGTCAGGATGCCAGTGGAATCTGGCAGGAACGGGAGCTGGATTCATTGAACGGACCGGGGTGTAACATTTTCGTGCTGAACTAACAAAATGGCGAATCCTTGGCTCGATAAAGTGAAGCAGACGATGGCGGAGATGAAGCGTCGTGGCACGTACAAGAAGGGCGATGGCATAAGGAAGGTCATCATGGAGGCGAAGAAGACGTATAAGCGGTCTTCGTCTGCTGGACCCAAGGCTCACAAGACCCGCCGCCACCGCAAGAGCCGCAAGAGCCGCAAGGGCTTCATGGGAATGATGGAATAAGTAGCCAGACCACGTACAATGTAATCACAAACCACGACGCAATATACACTTGAAGACACAGGGATGCGCGCTCATACCTCTGTTTTGCCAAGTAATTCTCGGTGCGAAACCCGATGAGTCCGGTGGTGGTCTCGACCTCCTCCTCGCTGTTTTCGGCAGGTGCTGCTGCGGTCATTCTTACTAGAACATCCGCTCTTGTAGTAAGCCACACGCCGCACGTACGCCTTGAATGACGGGATATCGGAGTGAGTCCGGTCGGACATGGCCTTCAGAAGTCCGTACATCCACCTGAGGTAGGCGCGCTGGGAAGACAATGCAACCTCATGCTCCTCAATGTACTCTCCAAAGGCTGCACGGTACTCATCAAACGGGAACACCTTGGATAACGCGTGCATGAAGGTGCGTTGCGTCGCCATATTCGTCTTCTCGGGCTTGAAGTTGTAGGCAACAGACATCAGGAAGTCACGCCCAGGAACCTTGGTGGGTTTCATGGACATGTACTTGGCCTTGACCTGTTCAAACTTTGGGTCGGGTCC